AAAAACTAAGAAAACTAAAAGATATAAGACGTAAAGACTTAGAAAAAAATCTTTTAGATGTAGAACTAAAAGGTTATGACCATTATATTTTTATTAATGACCGCAATAAAGCTCAAGTCGTTTCAAAACAAGGAGGATGGGTTTCAGAACACATTCGTACGGCAATTCTAAAATTTAATTTTGAGATTGATAAGACTGACTCTATGGTAGTCAAGGATTTTGAAAAGAAATATCTTAACGAATACGAAAAAACTTTTTCAAAGGATTCTTAGGTTTTACTTTTCTCATTTCCGCTACAACACGATTAGCTTCTAGTTCTATCAATCTATTTAACAAAGAGGCCATAAAAATATCTTGGTCAAATTTTTTTCTAACAAGATGAGTACAATATCTTTTTATATCAACCAGATCATCAGCTTTCATTATTTCTCTACATTGCATTTCAATCTCTAATTCCAACTCTGGAGGTGCTGGTTCGATATTTATGTTGAGAAATTTAGTAATTTTCATATTGTAGGAAAAAGTTGTTTTTCTAAAATTTCAACTGCTTTATCATCAAGTGTATTTGTAGTTTGTTTTGCGATTGATTTTAATAAATCTACGACCAATCTCTTAACAGCAGTTGTTGTTAAAAAGGTCATTAAGATTGGTTTTAGAATCTTATACATGAAATAAATATGTGTTACTTTCCAAACATAGCTACTTTGCTAGTATTAGACAAGAATCTTTACTTTTATGGCTGAAGAAAAAGAAGAAAAAGAAGGCATCGAATGGGGTGAACTCTTTGGTCATGCGATCAGATTTCTAATTTTGACTTGGAGTTTATCAATGATGACTTTGGGGTATATGGGTAAGGTAAGGATTGATGGAGCGTTCACGGCTGGCCTCGTAAGTGGGGTGCTAGGTTCGTACGGCATTTCCGTGGGAAACAAGAAAGGTGGTCAAAATAACAGTAATAACCCTAAAATAGTGGATAATAGTAAAAACAAAGTAGGAATCAAATGAAAAAACTGTTTGCTTTATTTCTATTCTTACCATCGGCTGCTTTTGCTGATATAAAACAGGAATTTGTTACTTCAGCACAGATAACAGTTGATATGCCCTATGTTGTTACAAATAAGGTAGGAACTACATATAGTCTTAGCGGAAATAATATTACACCATCTGTGACTGTAGGAGATACCACAACAGCAGGAAAGATTGGAGGGATCAATGTTGGTTCGTTATCCAACGGAGTGCCAGCTATGATTCAGACAGATACCACAGTTACAACTAGCGGTTCAGCGTTCTCAAAAACGGAATCGGTAATTATGGGCGATGCTACACCATCTGCCGTAACTCCTAGTTCGGGTATTGCAGCATTACCAGTATTAGGTGGACAGACTACTATCGGATCAGGCGGTACTGCTGGCACTCTTGCTTTAACGTCATTGAGTTCTGGAGTCCATACCTGTACCGCAGGTGGATCGGGTACAAGCTGTATAGGATCTACTAAAGTTACTATTACGATTGACTAGACTTTACTGGTTAGTTTTACTATTATTACCTATAAGAACCCTTGCTGTGCCTGTCGTTCCACAATTTCGTTCAGGTACGAGTCAAACTTCAAGCACTTCTGAATCAGTAATAAATGAAAGTATTACGAGCCATCAATATCGGACAGGATATTCCTATTCTGCGTCAGGACATAATATTGAAAGTTCCGATCTTAATGGATATATCAACCCTACAGCTACTACTCTTTCACAACAGACAGTTGGAGGGGTAAATTTTAGTTGGACTTCGCCAAACTTAGATGCTGTACCAAGATGGAAAATAACAAATGGTGGAGCAGCCTTTTCTCTTCAAGAAACTTTAATTACTCCAGGATTAGACACAGTAACCACAATAACAAGAACAATAAATTCAAGCACAACAACAGAAACTACAACTACCTTTGGGCAATAGCTATAATCCTTTGCCCTGCAAGGGTTTTTGCTAATACAACAGTTGCAAGTCCTAGTTCAAACGCTCAAGGTGTTGTAAATAATAATGCAACGATGATAACCCCGTCAGCTATGCCATCTTTTCGTATGAGTCAAGGTATTGTCTGTGCTTCTCCTAGTCTTACGATCACTCCTTATGTAACAGATGCTTGGTCATTTAATAGACCAAGAGAATATGTCACTAGGCAAAACATATATGACGAAAATACTGGAGAGATAAAATATGTTCAAGAGACTCCTAGATTTGAAAAAGATAATTACAATTTGAACTATGGTATCTCTGCTCAGATAAATATTCCACTAGGAAAATCTCCTGCTCTTTGCCATAAAGCGACCCAAGTAAATATAGAAGCTCAAAAACTACTAATTAAGAAAACTAAAATGGAAATCAGTCTTTATCGTTTAGAACAATGTGGAATACAGGCAAAATTAGGTGTTACTTTTAAACCTAATACTCCTAGTGCTGTTACTTGTGAAGATATTGTTGTTAATATTCCACCAAATCAAGTTATCCCACATACTCACGAAATTAAGAGCAACTGACGCTCCAACAGAGCAGAGGTCAAGTTAATGACTTGATAATGGGTCTGGTTGCTAAAGACAAGTTACGGGTTTTTCACTTGTCTAAGGTACAAGGGATAATAGAAAGGTAGTGATTCGTGGCAGACGAAGTGCTTCCAAATATGCCGTACTCTCCTTGTATTAGTTATTTTACATCTTTTTTCTTCTTGGTCAACTTTGTTACGACTTGTTTAACTATTGGCCGTACAAGCTGAAGTACCAATGGTGCAGAAGCACCAACCAAAGCAAGGCTAAAAACCCCAACAAACTGTGGAGCAGACGGAATGTATTGATCTTTCCATTCAACTGATTCATACAAAGTCACACATTCAGACCCATCTTGCCCTCTTTCATGTCCAATAACACGCTCTAGTTTCTTTTCGTTACGAAAGTCTCCTACTCTTTGGTCATTTTTACCAGGACAGGGAGGAAAATCTGGTGGGGGAGGGTCAGGTAATGGAGGAATATCTGGCTGCCCTGCTTCTGGTAAGGGCGGTGGCTCGTTTTCAACAGGTGCTTCTTCTGTAATGACGAGATTTTCAGGAGAATAATCAAGAGGTATAAAACTAGGGAATGGAAAATCACACGTTGTAAATACACCATTAGGATCTTCCAATAATAAATTATGATTACCAGTATTTTTTATATCACGATGTTGATATGTACAACCAGGGACATCTATATCAGGTGGCTTTGTAATAGTTAAATAATGTTGACTATATATTTCTGGAACGTCTGGAATGTATATCTCAGGAATATTTATATCGGGTATATCAATCGTAGGCATCTCTTGGTAAAAATACTTCTACAAAAGAATGACATTTAGGGCAGGAAAGATTAGTGACCATACTATATTCTCCAGACATTATTGGATAATCTTCTCCATCCATATCGTGATCTCCACCCCAGATCAGTTCAGTTTTACAATGCCAGCAATTCATTTGATAATCGGCATTGATTGGCCTGTAACTTTAGGTAAATTTTGATCTAATACTTTTGGCATCATTCCAGATACATTATCAAGGATTTCATTCATAACTTGGCTTTTGAAATTTTCAGATGTTAAGTACTTGTAACCAAAATAGGCTGTGCCACTCATGGCAGCTACCATAACAAATGAGATGATACTCAAAATTTGACAAACACGATTTAGCATATGATTAAGGAAGTTCTTAATAAAATGGTAGCACCACTTACTCTGATGGTACTGCTTCTTCTTGTGGGGTTGATGCCTTTGTATCTGATGGCTGCGATGCTTCGGGTTCAGCTTCAAGAATCTGCTGTTCCAACAACTTCATCGCACCATTAATTTGATGCAGAGTAATAATTAAATTTTCTCTTTCAGAGGCTAGTTGTTGTAATTTTTCTTTAAGGTTCATAATTTAAGAATAAAATGTCTTTCCTTTAGTTATAGCAGCATCTATGTCTGTAAAATCTTCAGTTGTCCAGATTGTTTCATCATTAGAATTTTTATAAGCCTTGATTATTTCAAGATGTTCTACGTTTCTTTTTATCGTATCTTTCCAAAAATCCTCAGTATAACCTGATGCTGTTCTTTCTATGTAAGCAGCATAATTAGCGTCACGATTTATTAAAGTGACACTATCGCCAGCAGTCCTAAAAATGTCTGCAATCATTTCAGTAGTGAAATTCATATTTAAAAATAATTTAATACAATTCTACCCTGCTTCGAGGGCTGTGACTTTTACGGATAACTCTTGTATTGCTTTTACTAACAAAGGTATTAAATTTCCCTGTAATGCTTCTAATTTGTTAGGGTCTTCATCTTGAACTAGCCTTAAATATTTGTAGCTTGATTGTGCTGTCTGTAATTCTTGTGCGACAAATCCAGCATCAATTCTATTATCTTTTATATTTCCATCTCTTGTTTTCCATTTAAATTGACGAGGTTTTAAAGTATTTAAAAAATCAAGCCCAACTGGTAAATCAACAATATCAGTTTTATCTCTTTCATCAGATAAAGAACTAATTGATGTCTGATTACAACGTAAAGTACTATGTGATGTAGTTCCTAATGTGATCTGATAGCTTGAAGTTGCAGTAGAAGGTGTGCCTCCAAGGTTTATATTTCCGTCTCCTGTTGTAGTATGATAGCCAGCATTATATCCAAACGAGGTGTTGGCATTTGCCGTAGTGAGTAGCATATTGGCATAGCGACCCACAGCCGTATTATTAGCACCAGTACAAGAATATAAAGCATTAGTTCCCATTGCCACGTTGTTGTTTCCTGTGACGTTCATGTACAGAGCAGCACCTCCAACAGCCGTATTTTGCCCTGCGGTTTCGTTTTTATAAGATGTACTATTTCCTATAGCAGTTAAGTCTGAAGCTGTTGTTCTATTGACTCCAGCAGCGTTTCCAATGCAGACATTTCCATTTCCTGTAGTAATTGATTGCCCTGCACTCGTACCCATCGCCACGTTGTGAGCACCGGTTGTGACATTAAGTAGAGCATTGACTCCAATAGCGTGATTCTGAACCCCTGTAGTCACAGAACCTAAAGCATCTTTGCCCATACAGGTATTGTAATAACCTGTTGTTAATAAATCGGCAGCACCCTCACCTATAGCAGTTACGCCATAAGCCGTCGTAATAGATTTTCCAGCATTTACACCAATAGCGATATTTCCACCTGTAGAAGTAACACTTGATAATGCGTCATGTCCAATCGCAATACAATGAGTTGCACTTGTTATGTCATGTCCAGCTTGGTCTCCAAGGCAAACATTTTCATTTCCTGATGTAATCGAAAACAAAGCCTGATTACCTACTGCTACATTTTTTCCTCCTGACCCTTGTCCAGTACCACTACTAAGGGTACTGTGCATTGCATTTCTACCAATCGCCACATTGTAACCACCAGACCCTATATATCTCCCTGCTGCTGCACCCACGCAAGTATTTTCTGGTGAAGTAGAAACTGTTAATGCCTGTAAACCAATAGCCACATTCAAAGATTGGGTAGTCACACCATCTAATGCAGCTTGACCCATAGCCACGTTAGAATCGCCTGTTGTAATTGCAGAGCCAGCATCTTTACCATACAAAGTATTATTTTCTGCGTTAGTTCCGCTAAAACTTGCACCAGCATCCGTTCCAGCAATGGTATTGCCCTGGGAGTCACTTGTTACACCACCACCAACACCAGTTAAAGCAGAGCCATCACCTGCAAAAGCTGTTGCAGTACAAGTTCCTGTAACTGTAAATCCTCCCGATACTGTTTCAGCCTTCTTTGAATTATCATGGTAAAGCTCTACTGCTCCATCTCCAATAAATTGTGCCATGGTTTCAGTATCATGCTTTATAACAGCACTTGCAGCACTTTTCAAAACAAGGTTTACACCACTATTCACATTAGATATAAGTGATTCGCTAGTATCATGCACAATCTCTAAATCTGCACCACTTCCAAACGTTGCCTTTGCATTATCTAAAAACTCAAGTGCATTATCTGATCTGTCAAATTGTATATCTCTTCCAGCAGTAGCACCATCAAAACTTACATCATCAAAAAAGGTAACAGTAGAGGCAAAATTACTCGCAGCGTCAACGTCAACTCCACCAGACAATGTAAACAGATTTATCCAAGCATTATCAGCACTATTTCTCATTTTTAAAATATTATTACTTGTGTCAGCCCACAACATATAAGCTGCTGTCGTACTAGGAGCAGAACCAGAACTATTATTTGTTAATACTGCTTGCAATACATTATTTAAGTCCGTTCTGACAGCACTACCAGAGGCATTGTCTATTACATAATCATGTGTAGCCATTACTTAACTCAATTTTTTATTTAAGTATATCCTAATTCAACACTAACTACCACGCCCAAAACCCGTTGCAGTATATTTGAAATTTCTATTAACAAAACTAGAGCCATTTTTTATATCAATAGTAAATCCAGTTCCAGAAATGCTAGATAAAGCAAAGAAATCTCCTGATTGAGCATTTTCTATTGTTATTCCTATTGAAGGTAAAGCTGAACCAGCAGCAACACTCGTTCCAGAAGCTCCTGTAAAGAATGTATTGGCAAAAGTAACAGCTTTACTTGAAGTTCCAGAAGCAATAACAGAATTGATAGTTTCAGTTCTGCTTTCTAGTTGGGCTGTATATCCTAATTGTTCCAGTTCAATGCTTTGTGCTGGATCGTCTGTTGTTAATTCTGCCCTAAATCTAAATGTTCTTCCAATAAAAGTTCCATTAGCAAGGGTACTAAATTTAGAAAATTCAGCAGAATATGTACAGTTTCCACTTGTAGAAGCACTTACTAAAGCCGTAACTGTAAATGTATTTGCACTTGGTACGGATATAATTTCATAATTTCCACTTACAGCAGTTCCCGTTGAGAAAGTTATTTCGATATTACTGCCAACTGAATAACCATGAGTTGTTTTTGTAATAGTTATGGTTGTTCCTGATTGAGCATAAGTAGCTGAAACAGAAGTAGATGCAGCCGAATCGCTAGTTGAAACAAGTAGTTTGGCATTAACATCTTCTGCTTTTGCACCATCAAAATCTGTCCAGGTATCAATTAGTGCAGTTCTATCATCAAATAAATCACTTGGATAAAAACCTTGTGAAACAATATGTCTTGTCAAACGTAAAGGCTGTTTACCTCCTAAATCTAATTTATTTGCAAAATCATAAGTACCAAAAGTTTGACTTGTGATTCCTAAACTGTCAAAACTAACAATAGAATCAAAATCAGTTATATCATCTAACAGAATTGCATTTCCAAGAATTAAACCATTTAGTACAGAATCAAAACTTGTATTATTTTTAGTTCCATTAAAAGGTGTACCATCTGTATCTTCTCTATCTGTGAGTACAGTTAACTTTGGAAAAGGATCTGGAACGTCAATAATTACAGAAGTCTCTCCAGCACTAAGCCTACCGCCATCATCTCTGTATTTTAAAATTACCTCTCCTTCAACTGCGGGTACTATTATTTCTGTAGTAGCACCAGATTTTGCAGGGATAAGATCAACAGATTTTGTAAAAGTACCAGTTCCATCTGTCAAATTAGAATGTCTTACAACTACAGATCCCCCATGAAGGACATCAACATCTGTAGCCTTATCAAAACGTAGTCTTACAAATTGATCTGAAACAGGTTCAAGTACTAAATTTGTTACATCTTGAGGAAGTGCAGTTTTACCAATAGCTTCAAAAGTTAAATCAGTAGATGTTGCTGACAATTCTCCAAGAACATTATAAGAAAACACCTGTATTTCATACGTTCCAAGTTGGCTATTCAATATCTCAAAATCAGGTCTTGAAACTCTTTCAGAAACATAGTTTCCATTTTCGTAACGATAATTAATTTGATATTCAAAAACTCCAACGATAGGTTGCCAACTAATAATAATTTTAGAAACAGCTTGATTATTAATTGGAACGATCTTTTCAACTGCAACTAAACCAACAGGAGGATCTGAAAGTTCATCTAACTTACTTACACTTCTAGTCGGTAAAGTAGAGCCATCTTCAATAAAAGCATATTTTTCGTTTACATAAGATAAAGCTGAAATTGAATAATTTATTCCGTCTTGTTGTTCTTCTACTTGTATTACTCTAAATAATTGTGATTGGATTGTAGAGTTTGAGATTAAAAAACTTGCATTTACATTTGGTGCTTGAGAAAAAGCAGAACTTACAGTTATAGTTCCATTTGATACGGATGAGATTGCCTTACTTTCAAACGTGCCATTGGGTAAAATAACAGCCAAAGTTGCATTTCCCGTAGGATTTCCACTTGCATCTACAGCAAAATCAGTAACAGTTGTATCATCTACTGTAACAACAGTTGTTGAAGTAACACTTTTTAATCTTCCACCTCGTCTAGCTCCTGCTCTTACTGGATCTTGTATTTCAATTACTGCTCCTGGTCTGACAATAACTCCAGAATCTACAGATGTAGTAAATGTACAGACTTCAGTTTCATTAGCTTCGCTAAAAAGTATTGCACGACCTAATCTTGCAGCTTGACCACGGCTAGTACAAGCAAATGCTTTTACTTGCTTTACGATTGTACCAAGTTTACTTATCAAAGAACTATCCTCTACAACCTCAATATCTACTTCTTGACTATCCATATTGAAATATGAAACTGCTACAACACTATGTCTTTGTTTTAAGCTACTTCCTGAGTAATTAAATCCAGCTTCACTTACATTAGATAAGTTAAAAAGATAACTAGCATCTGTTGGTTTGTCTTGTCTCAAAGTAACAGTACCAGCAGACCATATAGGCATACAACGCATTACACCTGCAAGTTCATTTATTACATTAAAAACTTCACCAGAACTTTGAATATTTACATTGCAACTAAATCTTGCTTCTTGTCCACCCTGTCCATCATCAACCAAAGTGTTTGCAAATTTACTTGCAGCAACAAAAGAAAATAAATCTAATGTACTATCTGTTATGTGATCTCCTAATCCATAACGAGTATTAGTAAGTAAATCTAATAAACACATTGCTGGACAATTTGTATATGTCGCTGCACCCATTACCCCATTAAATATATAGCCAGTAGGATAAACAATACGACCAGTAGCACTATCTACTGTTGGAGTGCCTGTACCACTAGCACCTGCACCAGGGATTCTTACTTTTATTCCTCTGATCCTATATTTTCTTGCTGGTATAGCACTAAATAATTGAGAATCTAATCTTATTGAATTGTATGCACTATTGTCATAAGTAAATGCTTCATCAATAATTTCCGTGAAACTTGTAAATTGAAAAGAGTCTACAAGCGATGAATCTGTGCTATCTGGTGTTACTCTTATTACTCGAATATCAACAGGAAAATCTCCTGTTACATTTACCCGATAATCTTTTTGATATTGGTCGGCAGTTCTACCTGTAATAGTGTCAATTATCTTATCAGTAAATCCACCAGAGTTAAATTGAACAGCAATTTTTAAAGTTACACTTGATCCTAATAAATCACCCTCATTTGTCGCTTTTTGTATTTGTGGAAATGTTACAGATACCTTTATTGCATCTACATCTGTATTTGTAATCTGTCTTGTAACAGGAGTGCTTGCTGTTACTTCAACTCCTACAGGTATTGTTGATTGGCTGCTCTCTATTCCAGGTATTTTTGTTTGGCTACTCGTACCAAAACGAGAATTAAATGTAATATTCTGATGGTTGAAATCGCTTGTTCCTGGATTTGCTGAGTTTGCTGTTGCTTTTAAAACAGGAGTATCGTTAAGAAAAACATCTTTTAAATAAGCATTTGTATAAGCAGCAGATGTTCTATCTGTAATTCCTTCTTTTGATGCTGATGCACTTCCTTCTATCTCTCCTTCACTTATAAGGTCAAGAAAAGTTGCAAACTGTTTACTGTGTAAAGTATCAGGAGTTCTAGTTGGTTGCCTTGGAGGTGGAGGTGAACGTCTGCGACCACCAGCACCACTAATAGGTTTGTTAATTTTTGTCATGCTTGTACCTGTTCAGTATCTACTCCTCCACTTATTACAACACTTCCTGTAAAAATTTCACCATAAACTATTGGAACAGGAGTTCCTGCTCGGCTCGTTTGTTGCGTTCCAGAGAAGTTAAATGATAAGCGTGGATCTTGTTCTGAACTAAATTCAGGCATATCTGGTAAAGGAAATAACATTTCGCTAACACCAGATAAAGCTAAAGCACCACCAATTCCGATAGCTGCTTTAGTTAAAAACCCTGCACCTGCCAAAGAACCTTTTACTGTGGCAGCTTTAAAAAAAGCTCCTGCTGTTACACCTCCAGTTGCAAATGCTAATCCTATTAAAGCAGCACCACCTAAAATTCTTCCTACTCCTCTTCCTGCTCCACTAATAACAGGAATAAAATGTATGTCTTCCTGTCCTATAGGATGATGTATTTCTTCTTCTCCGATACCATAGTTACCAACTTTTACCTGATAATACTTTGGACTCATAAATTTATCTATACCTTCAAAATTATTAAGTAAAAAACTAACTCCTTTTGCAAGACTATCAACCTGTACTTCAAATTCTTTATGACCTACAAACTCTGCAAGCTCTCCATATAATTTTATTTTACGCAACATAACGATACCTCCCTCCCGTACATTTTAATAACCATTCAGAGTAAGACTCTCTACAACTAAGTCTATCTGTTAAATGATGTAATACCTCACCATCTAAAAATAAAGCAACGTGATTTAATCCATTTGCAAAAATAGACATAAACAATAAATCTCCATTTTGTAATTTTTCTTCTGGTCTTAATTGTCTGAATCCTGTACGCCATGCACATCTTTCAAACATTGGATCTTCTATAAATTCCTCTGGAGTAACAGGTCTTTCCCAATCTCTCAATTCAATACCTCTTTCTTCTTTATACCAATCTCTTACTAATGACCAGCAATCAGTAATACCCCAAACCCACGGCCTACCTAATAAAGGTGGTTTATATCCACATGGCTCGCAATATCCCCACTCTTCTGTTTTTGGGTTAACAATATGCCACGGAAGATTGCTTTGCTCGCAACTAATTTGATCTGCTTGACTAGCTACAGGAGGTGTTACAGGATGACTATGAACAATAGCTGTAATCTCTCCTAAATTATCTGCTTTTACATAATCTTCTGGATCGAGAATAAAACATTGGTGATCTGTCATGGAAAGATTACCACAAGGATAGTATCTTTCTTTTCCTCGAATATTTAACAATAAACCACAAGCCTCTTTAGGATCTTGGTCTTTTGCATGAGCAAGTGCAGCTTCTTTCCAATTCATGCGTTTACTGTACCAATAGAAGGAAATTCAGCACGAGTGCATTGGCGTTTTGGTACTCTTACTCCCGCAAGGTCAAGTACTGAAGCAAGCTCAAAAACAACTACTTCTCTATTCTCACTAGCTTTACGATCAATCGTATAAATTTCTTGAGGAAATTCTGCCGTTGGGTCTGGTGTTCCAAATGGATTTACCTGTATTGAATCTGTAAAAGCAGTTGAGGATGTTGTATTTGGATCATTCATTGTAATAGTATTACCCATTGCATTGCCATGAACTGTGCAGTAATATCTCAAATCATTAGGAGCAGAGGGATAAGCTGGTTGATATGTAACTGTTGCTCCTGCATTTCCAGCTACACCTACAACTGTTGTTCCTTGAGAACCACCAGCGTCAGATTTTATTGCTAAAGGGTGTCCAGTATTTGAGCTATCTGATTGGTCAAAAATATAAGTAGAGGCTCTTTTCATAGTTAAAACAGGATTGTTAAAACCATTTATTGCAAAGATATTTACTCCCCCTACATTTACTACTGTTACTGGGAAAGTGACAGTTTCCGCATCATTTGGATCTGGGGTAAGTGTTGTAACAGATGTTTTTTGTTGTGGAAAGTTTGCATGATCTAAAAATTTAGCAAGTGTTCTAATACGAGTAACAGTTGCACCTGTAAGATCATTCCCAGTTGTTGTCTCATTAACACTCAGCAAAATAGCAGTTATAGTTCCCAACGCATTACTTATTGTTAATGTAGGTCTTGGAAGCTGTCCTCTTTGAAAAGCAAAACCCTCTGCTTTTATAGGAAATCTTTGGTAAGTATTACCAGCCCAAACTATTTCTCCATTTTCTTTAAGACTACTTCCTGAATGAAACCTATAAATAGTAGTAGCACCATGCAAGCTATTACTAAGCTGTAAAGTAAATAATTCAATTATTGCTGATGGATTTATTTTTTGAAGATCACTAATAACAGAACTACTCATGGTTCAAAGACCTCTCTAAATGTCGTTTGAATTGTTGCTCTATTGTTATATGGTATAGACTTCGACCAGTTTTCGCAAACGTATTGTCTCGCACCAGATAATGTAACTGATACATTTCCATTGGTGCTAAGACTAGCAGCAGCCGTAACTGTAAAAGTATTGCTATCAGTAGAAGTAACCACAACAAAAACACCATCAACTGCTGTTCCAGAAGTGTAATCAATAGTTATTTCATCACCTACAGCCAAACCATGATTTGTAATTGTGATTGTAATTGTAGTTCCTGATTGAGTGTAAGTCCCTGTTTTTGTAAACCCCTCTCCTGGTGGAGTAAAAGTAAAACTATCACTATCATTTGCTCTACTATCTAAAAATGCCTCTATAACATCTGCTTCTGTTTCTGATACATTAAAAGTAAAATTAAAAACTTTTGGATTTTGATGTTGTGCTAGGCCAAATAAAATCCTGTGTTCATAGCCATCAGCAAAACGAACTATTCTAGTATTTGGTGCGGATCTTTTCTGCTGTCCGTAAGTTGGAGTAATTGATGGAAAAGTAGCCATTATGCAAGTAAACCTCCTGGTCTTTTTTGCTTAATTAATTCAGATTCTATCGCTGCTGATAATACAAGGCCAAGTTCTCTGCCACTTTCTTCATCTCCTTCAACAGAAGAACCAGAAGCATCTACATTTACTACAACATTTGTTGAGCCACCCATGTCAGAATTAGCAACTATCCTTCCTCCTGCATTTGGAACGAACATTTCTGCACCACGTTCTCCAACAATATAGCTTTTACCTTTACTAACAGTTCCACCATTAGCCCTTTTAAAAAATTTACCAATTCCAGGAATACCACCAAGAAGAGAGTTAACTCCAAACTGAAGAAGTGATCTTTGGATCTGACCAAATACACTACGAGCAACATCTCCAAGAGTTCTTGTACCATTTATTGCACCTTCTATGGCATCAACCAAACCAGTTTCTATTGTTGAAGCGATTCCTGCATATAAAGCATTTAACTTTTGTAATTCACGCTTTAATCGTACTTGTCTTTCTATTTCGGCTTCATCAAATTCAACTCCAGCTTTTCTAGCAGCTTCTATAAGTTTATTTTTTTCTCTTATGATTTCAGCTTCTCCTTGCCCTAAAGTAATTGCATTATTAAGAAAATCTATTTGATCTGTTAAAGATTTAGTTATTTGTTCATACTCTAATCTTGCTAATTCTGCTGCTCTTGCTCTTGCATCTTCAATATTTTTTGCCTTCATTAATAAAACAAGTTCATTTTCTAAGTCTTTTCGTTTATTTCGATTTCTTTCTTTTTCTATTTGTGCTACTTTTGCCATAATAGCTGCGTCATCAGTAACATTTTTTGCTTGTGCTAATAAATTTGATCTTTCAAAACCTAATATCGGTTTACTTAAATCATCATTAGCACCTCTATTAAATAATTTTGCTATTTCAGCACCAAGTCTTGTAAAAAACTTGCTCATCTCATTTGTAAGACTTTGACTACTATCTGCAAATGCCTGTAGAGCTTCAACTCCGTCTTGTCCAACTAATTTTGTTGTCTCTTCAACAGCAAGATTATAAGCAGCTTGTTTGCCTTCAGTTTGTTCTATCAATTTTAAATACCTTTCTGTATCTGTTCCTAATAATCCAAAAGATTTTGAAACCGCATCAATATTTAAAGTTTTAGGATCTAATGCTTTTCCTAAATCACTTAAGCCTTTAATTGCAGTTGTAAGTTGCTGAAGAATACCAGTAGCAACAAGACCTCCTGCAAAACCACCCATCTGACCACCAATCTTAGTTCCTGCAAAACCTCCAGTAAAACCAGCAATAGCACCCAATGGCCCTTGTCCAAATAACAATGGAAACGCACCAGAGATTAATCCGCTTGTAGCTGCTGCTTTATTGCTTCTGTTGTTGAATTTATCAAGTTTATTTCCTTGAGCTTGTGCTTTATTATTTTTAATCTGTGCATCTGTATTCTTATTAATTGAAATTGTTTCTCTGCCTATAGCTGCATTTTGTTTATTTGTTGCTGCTAATGCTTCTTTATGCCTTTGAGTTCCAATTTTTACATTATTTGTATATTCTTCTAAAGCATCTGATACTGCCATTTGTTGAGCAGCCGTTTCGCCAAATGCACCTTTGGCTTTATTGACACTTTTAACAATATCTTCCATGTCTTGTCTATATTGCTTCAATTCTTTACGAGCACCTGCTCCTCCTGCTCCTCCTGTATTTCGAGGATTCATTATATCTATCTGACGAATATTATCTACACTTTTTGTTAATTGTTTTACTTTTGCATTTAACCTATCAAGACCAGACTGACCTTTTACTCTTAAATTTATATTTACTCCGTAATCGGCCACAGAAAAAACAAAACTTTATTTTAGTGTACCGCTTTTAGCGTTTTCTTGCTCGTGATTTAGTCTTTGCATCTTCATAAACCTTATCTTCGTATTCTTTCTTTAACTCGTAGTAAGCGAGCCAGTTTATATATTCTTCCTGCGTTAATTTACTGGTAAGTTCTTGAATTGTCATTCCTAGCTCTGAAGCTAAAAAAAACATAAAAAACCAATCGTTTCTAGCTTTTTAAATCTGCCTTCGCTTCCTCCAACTTATATTCAGATCCAGAATTTAACATTGCAAGTTGAATATCTTGCAAAGTAGTTGCATTTACTTCTCTTCGTAAAGATGCTTTATGACCATCTTGAAATAATCTTTTACCATCTTTATCTAATGCTTTTGTAATCATAAGATTTAAAGCAAAGTCATCATTAGTTCCTGATTCTCCAGATTTTGAAACAATCATTTCTCTTTCTGCAATAGTCAATGGATTCCAGTAAATTTCTAAAACTGTTTCTTCTCCATCTTTTAGTTCATACAAATATTTCTGGCTTACACCAAATTTGTTCTTGAGCAGTTCAATCGCTTCCATAAATTTATTAGATTGCTATTCTATTATACTAGGCGTTTGCTGAAAATTGACAAGATATTATTCCAATGAAATGACTTCTATCCTCTATTTCCAATGGAGTTGGGCCATTAATGTCTAATACTCTAGGTTTACAACTGAAAGTATCTGAATAATCAGAAGCATTTACTGAAGTCAAACCATCAATAACAGCTTCTCCTATCGCAGATAAAACAGAAGTACCTTTTGATTTTGGAACGTAAACATTGCATTGAATAATACCAGCATAATAATCTGAAGCTGCTCCCTGATTTTGTAATGTTGACTGTGTAAAATTCACACTCATCAAAATATATTTTTTACTTTTTCCTGGGGTTGTAAAATGAACATTGTCATAAACCATTTCAACAGTATTATCTGCTGCTGCAACTGCATCTGTTACTGCTTTTTCAAATGCTGCTCTTGTGTTTACTAAGGTCATGCTTCAAAAAATGTTTGTGAAATGCCTGAGTATTTCTCAGAAACTCCTGATCCTATAAATAGTTTACCTTTGTCTGACATATTTTCTTTTATCAGACGACCTAATTTACCTTGAACAAATTCTTGAATCTCTCCACTTTCTAAAACATATCTTGAATATTCTGCTTTGTTTCCAATAAAAACTGCTTTTCTATAATTAAAAACTCGATTACCTGAACCTACAGGAAATCTTGGCCTAACAACAGGTTTTGGAGGTCTAATTCTTTGTCCTTTAGAAAATGCTTGCCATACTATTTTTCTTTGAGTTGCCCAGGGTTCATAGTTTTCTACCTTATGATTAGCTGTTACTGGACTATTTTGTGCCTTCCAGCTAGAAGCAAAAAATCCTGTAAATACAGGCATTGTTGTTGGTCTAGTTTGGTTTCGATTAGATAATTCAAAATGAACATCTTTTATAAGATTATTGAAATCTCTACTAATTTTTTTATCTAAATCTCTAGGTAGATCTTTTAAAAACCTAACTGCCATTAGAATCGCACCAAAATAATAAAGAGATAAACTTGTCCACCTCTTTTTGTATCAACATCAACTATCTGTGCAACTCTATTTGAACCAGCAAAACTTAATGTAATTTCATCATCTAAATCTGCTTGATTATCTCCGATTTGATCTGGTGTTATGTATAGTCTCGCTTGTCTCATCTCTTGACCAGTTTCTTCTTCTGATCTAATAAATGATATTGGAACTTTAATACTATAGCTAGTATCAGTTGTAGTCAAAGCTCCTGTTGAAGTATTGTAAGAAGGAGATGCTTTCTTTGTATAAGTAATACTGTAATCTTGTGATGCACCTAGTTGAGATACAACACTTTTAGCTGCGTTTTTAAATAATGAATCTAATTGACCTGCCATTATCCTCTAACCACTCTAAGTTGAAAACTACCAGCACCACCTAAAAGATATGCTCCAAGATAACTTTGTAACCACGGGTAAACATCTAAAATATTATTTATAGATCCTGTTCCCTGACTATCAGTATTATATTTAACTTGTAAATCTCCTAACTGCACTTCAGAAAAATTACCATCTTTACCAGTAGTTCCTGTAATAGCATCAGTATCATTTGCTAATGCTCTAGCTAATTCATACTGTGCATATTTAATATTGTTTGGTATTGCAGTACAAGCTAGTTCTACTCCATCTACCTGATAGTTATTTCTAGGAAACTTTAGTGCCTGACTATCATCACATCTGTCACCATAAAAAACTAAAGTATCAATCCATCGAGTAGCTGATATTAATGCTCTTTTTTTTTGGTCATCTGTTTTGTTTGTCCAAGTTGAAGAATCTGGAGAGGTATCAAAGTAATCATTAGCTTCAGACAAAGTGAC